ATCGCTCGCACTGATCTTATCGATCAACTGTTCTGTGATGGCATCTTCACCGGCGCCATACAACATGGCGAAGTTCATCGTCTTCCCGCGGTCACGCTGTTTCTCGTTCGGTACCTTCACGCCGAACATTCTCGCAGCGAGTGCCGCGTGCGTGTCGAACTTCTCGCCACTCGAGAATCCCTTGAGCAGCGTATCCTCTTCGCTGTAGTGCGCTGCGTACCGCATTTCAATCTGCACGTAGTCAGCGGACCGAAGCATCAACCCCTTCTCGCTCGGGATCACCGCGGCGCGGATGCCTGAGTCTCTCGCGAACTGGTGGAAGCCCTTCGTCGCCGACATACGACCAGTGTCGACGTTCTGATTGTAGTGCGCGTGCAGCAGACCCTTCGAGTCGAGGTTGCGCAGCATCGCCTTGCCCGACGAAACCATCTTCGCTTGCCGACGACGCTTGAGGAGCAGCGCAGCGAACGGGTGATGCATTCGAAGGAGCACACGCTTGTCCAGCTTGTCCCCGTCGATCTTCTCAAGCTCGAGCTCATTGAAGAACAACTCACGCACCTGCGGAATCGAATTCCAATTCAGCTCGTAGCCCGCGCGCTTGTTCATCTTGTCCGTCAGCTTGTCCGTGCGACGCTGAGCCTTCGCCAACCAGTCATGCAAGAAGTCCTGGTCGATCCGCACACCGCGCTCTTCCATATCGCGGAGCGCGAGTGTCAACCATCGCTCGTTCTCGTACAGCGACATCAACGACGGATACCCCGGCAACTGCGGCCAGTGAGAGATCATCGAGATGAACACGTCGTACAAGCGCAGCGTGTACCATGGATCGCGTAGGCCGTATTCGCCAGACTTCCTGATCGGCGCCAGGAGCCAGTCCGCCATCGGACTCTTGTGCTTCCGGTTATCCCCGGTCGCCTCAGCGATCGCACGACGAATGGCGTCGAGCAGTTCGTTGTACGCGTCACCGGCTCCCTCATGCACGTAGTACTTCGCGAGTACGTCGAGATCATGGTTGTACGAGTACCATGGATATCGATCGGTCGGAACACCGCGTTGGTCGACCAGCCGACTCATCGTCAGCGTGTCGTGCACTGGGTACGCGATGTGAATTCCAAACGTCTCACGAATGAAGTGCATGTCGAACTTCCCGCCGTGGAACACCAATCGCCGACGTCGATTCACCTGGTTGGCGAACCAACGCGCGGCTGTTCCAAGCGCACCCTTGCAAAAGAACGCGGCAGTGTCTCCGGCAGCGAAGCACAACGCACCGACGCGATCAGTAGTCCATTCAAGGCCGGACGTTTCGGTGTCGACCGCGAGTATCCCGCGCTCCAGCCGATCAAGTACTTCCTGAATCCCATCGGTCCCGCGTACGATGTAGGAGCGGCGAGGCAGCTCCGACGGGTAGACGATACGCTGCTGGTGCTGGTCTTCTCGCCAACGCGTGATCATCGGTCGCTCCTCCGATGATGATGACCTGTGCGGACGTCCTTGATTCCGATGCCGCTCCACCCGCGGATGCTGTCGCGCTTCTTCGGCCGGATGTCTGTGCGTTCTCCGAGTGCGCGATTGAACGACGTGTGTGACAATGGATTGCGCCCGCGCGTTTCCATCCACCAATCCGTGAAGGACTGATACAGCGCCGAGCGCGATGTCCACTCCCCATTTGAAACCTTGCAGCGCTCTTTGAAGAACTCGCTGAGCACGTCGTACTCGTCCTTGTAATCGTTGATGGCCTTCCGCACGGTGTCTGGCGCCATCAACCCGTTCTTCCGCCACTCGGCGCATCCCTCGAGCGCCCAGTTCAAGATGCCCGGCATCTCCTTCGCGAGCTGCCGTCCCAGGTCCTTCTTGCGCTTGTGCGCTGGGATGACGACGGTGAATGGAATCATCAGGATGCGCGACCAGAATGCTTCTGTCTGCTCACGCACCAGCGGCAAGTGGTTGGCAGCCAGCCACAATTTGAACTGCGGACGGAACTCGAACGATGACTCGTAGAGGTTTCGTGCAGTCACCGTATCGCCGCCCGTCATCTGCTTCAGCACCGTCTCGTCGAATGACCGATCGCCGCGCGCCTCGATCGCTGCGACCAAGCGCGCTCCTCGCATTCGAGCAAGGTCATGGCGAGGCCCGTCATTGCGCGTGCTCTGGAACGTGGAGAAGTCTGCCTGCACCGAGTAGTCTGACATCAACTCTCGGAGCGCCTCCATCAGCGTGGACTTGCCGTTGCGGCCCTGTCCGTAGCAGAAGAAGAGTACGTGCTCTCGGATGTCACCGGTGAGCGTGTAGCCGATCGCACGACGCATGAACGCGATCAACGCTGCATCACCCGCGAAGATGTCCTCGAGGAATTCCTGCCACCGCGGCGCGCGTGCTTTCGCATCATAGGAGACCGGAGAAATCTTCGTGATGTAGTCCGTCTTCTTGTGCTTAAGCAGCTTGCCCGTCGAGAGATCGATGGTTCCGTTCTGTACGTTGAACAGCCACGAGTCCTTGTCCAGCTGCGTATCGCGGATGGAGATCTCAGGCTCGGTCTTCGCGAGGTCGACGATCGCTCGGATACGCTCAGCGCTCTCTGACTTGTACGCGTGCTGCTGGAGCAATGCTCGGTGCTCCTCGTCGTCGATGCGCTCCGCCTCGAGGTGGATCGACCGCACTGTCTGCTTGGCTAGCCGCATGGCCTCGCCGGTGTGGTCTGGCTCCCAGTGAGACCCTTGCCATATGAACCACGGGTTGTGCTTCTTCGATAGTACACTACGCAGCCGTTCGTGGTGTTGCGTCACGAACCGCCGCACGTTCCCTAAATCAGTGAGGTTCTCCTCTTGGTCGGATGCGCGCTTGGTTCCGATGCTCTTTGCGATCTTCCGCAACTGATCATCACTGAGTGGTGGCCGCACACGTGACACGTTCTCGATGCGAAGAGCTTCGAGGATTGCACGTGGTGAAGCATTCCGCCGGCGCATTGTGCCCGCCAATGACGTCAACATCTGATCGCGCTCGCCCTCACGGATGACGTCAGGCAATGGCGGAGCGATCTGCTTGATGCTCTTCTTCTCGAGGAAGCGGAACAGCCGCTTCGGGAACGGCGCGAGATCAATCTTCTGATCCCACTTGTATGGCTTCCCCGTGTCGGGATGGATGCTCGGCGGCGCGACGACGTATCCGCCATCGCCGAGAATATCGATCGCGACCTTCTGGTCGTTGTGGATGAACGGGCGGACCATGCGCTTGAGCCTCGTGCCATCCCGCATTGGCATGAAGTACAAGTGCAGTCTACCCTTCTGGCTGATCGCCGATCGTGTGACCAGTCCCTCGCGCGGCAACTCCAGTGTCTTCAGAAATTTGAAGCCACTGACTTCGTCCTCCTTCGGCTCATCGAAGTCAATGACGACTGGGCCATGTACGCTATCACACGCGATACCGATGTTCGCATCTGGCCAGCGGTCCCACCAGGTTCTGATGGTGGCGCTGTCGGTTGTCGCGGCGTGAAAGCCTCCCTTGATTCGTGGTTCCTTTCCCTTGAGTGGGAAGACCTTCCACCCATAGAGATTCGCATATCGAAGTGCTGCTTTACGTAGCGAGATCATATGAAGTCGAATAATGCGAGCGCGCCGATCCAGCACGCGCTCGCACCTGAAGGATGAGGGGACCTACGCGAGGGAACTACTTGCGACGCTTCTTGCTCTTCGGCTTCGACTTCGACTTCTTCTTGGACGGACGATCGTCTTCATCGTCCTCGTCGTCGTCGTCGGAATCGTCGTCATCGTCGTCGTCCGAATCCTCGTCGTCCTCGTCATCATCTTCGTCTTCGTCTTCTTCGTCGTCATCGTCATCGGAGTCATCATCATCATCCGAATCGTCGTCGTCCGAATCCTCGTCGTCTGAGTCCTCGTCATCCGAGTCCTCATCGTCATCATCGTCTTCCGTGTCGTCGTCGCTTTCCTCGTCCGACGACTTGAGCGGGAGATACTGGATGACCGTGTTCTTGTTCTTGCCGCGGTACCGACCCGTGCCGATGACGATGCGAATCTCCTTGTCGTACTTCTTGATGAGATTCAGCAGCTCCTTCAGCGTCATCTTCTTGGGCGGCTTCTTGATGCCCATTGCGCGAAGGATCTGCGCGATCTTCCAGCCGACGTGCGGCGCGATGTTGTCGAAGACGTTCACGCCCTTGTGCTTCGTCTTCTTGCCGTTGTGCAGCGACGTCAGCGTGGAGATCAGGTTCAGGTTGTTCCCGTCGCCCGCGGCGTTCGGCCTGATCCCCGACTTCTTGTTGAAGCGGAAGCGGTACTTCCCGCCAGGAGCGGTCGGGAAATCCTTCTTCCCCTTCCAATCCTCGCGGCTGATGACGAGCACATCGTCGTCACTCCCACGGCCCTTCTTTCCCTTCTTGTTCTTCGCCATTGTGGTAATGCCTCTTGATAGAGTTGAACCGGTCCAACCAGAAACGATCATACTCGTACTGCACTTGCTACTTGGATTTCCGGCGCTGTGGCCCCTGCTGAATCTTCGTGATGAGATCAGTCAGCAGCGTGTAGTTGTCCAAGTCAAAGCGGATCTTCCGCTCTTCCTTCGTGAACCAGCGCGCGCGAGTCTTGGCGTAGTACTCGCCCGGCTTCGGGTCGAGGTGCAGGTATCGCACGCCCTTGTCGTTGACGCGGAGGTAGATGCAGTGATCGAGGAAGTACGGGAGCTGATCACGCATCTGCCCCTGGAGCGACGGATACATCCAGCCTTCCTGCTCCATGAACTTCTCGCCCATGATGAGCACCTTCGTCATCGGGAGCGTCTTCATCAAGCGCAAGTAGCGGCGAAGCTTGTTGGCCATCACGCCCCACTCACGCATCTCGATCTGGTCTGGCTCCTCGCGGTTGTCCTGCGCTCGCTCAGCGAGTTCCGCGAGGATGATCTGCTGGATGTCGTCGAAGTGATCGAACACCGCTGTGTCGAACTTCCCCTTCCAGTTCCGATCGCCGGTGCCGGTCAGGTTGTCGTACAGCTTGCTCAGGTGCTTCATGCTGGCGATGCGCATTCGACGAACGTGCGCCAGCTCAGGCACGTGATCCAGCGACATCGTGCCCTCATTGCTGTCGGCGAAGATCGGACGTGGCGCAGTAGCCGCGACAGAAGTCTTCCCTCCACCTGACAGACCAAAGATACCGATCGTCGGATGATACGCGGTTCCGCCGACCGGTAGAGTGCCGTCGCCCTTCTTCTTCTTGCCCTTCTTCATTGGTCTCTCCGATGAGGGTGGAACTAGATGGGAGTGATCACGGGTATCTAATCCGCGAAAGCCCGTAACTCTGCGCGCTGCGCTTGAGCCTGTCCTCCCATCCAGAACCTACCGACTACCTACTTCTTTCCCTTGCCCTTCTTGGCGGGCTTCTTCGCGGTCTTCTTGGCCGCGGGCTTCTTCTTCGCGGGGACCTCTTTCGCGGCCGGCTTGCGACGCTTCGGCTTCTCCTCCTCCTCGTCGTCGTCCTCTTCCTCGTCCTCGTCTTCATCCTCGTCTTCATCCTCGTCGTCTTCGTCTTCGTCGTCGTCGGAGTCGTCGTCGTCCTCCTCGTCTTCCTCGTCGGAGTCGTCGTCGTCTTCGTCTTCGTCGTCATCCTCGTCTTCGTCGGAATCGTCGTCCTCGTCCGAGTCATCCTCCTCGTCGGAATCGTCCTCGTCCTCCTCTTCCTCGTCGGAATCGTCCTCGTCCTCGTCCTCCTCTTCCTTCGCCTTGCCCTTCGCCTTCACGTCGATGGGGATGGTGAGCGTGACTTCCATCTCGTCTGGCGCTTTCTTCGCGAGCGCCTTCGGCAGCCACACCTTGATGAGGATGCCGTCGTCGGTCTTCACACCGAACACGTGGGACTTCGGCGCGGCCTTCTCGAACTCGAGCTCGGCCTGGACTTCCATGTTCTTGCCTTTGCCTTTGCCCTTGCTGTCCTTGGTCTTCGCCATTGGTCTACGTCTCCGTTAGGATTTGGTTGTGTACTGCTCTTCGATGAGGTCCTTCAGGTCTGACTTGCTGCCGCGCACCAAGCACAACTCGTAGAAGTCGCAATCCCACTTGCAGGTCTCTCGCTTGGTCGGATAGATCGCAGCATCCAACATGTCGCGAACGACGCGCCGAGTATCGCGCTCCCACATCTTGAGGTCATCGGAGGATCTCTCGATGGACTCACGTGCGAACAGTGCGGCCTTCACGCGCGGACCTGGCATCTGTCGTCTCAGGACCGTGCGCCATGCGATGTAGCGGTCGTACCTCCGTTGCTGTAAAGGTTCTGGTAACGGACACTCCCCGGTCGTTGACGCTTTCCAGATCGCCCAGAGGTATGTCGTGAGCTGCGCATCCATGTCCATCATGTCAAACGAGATTTGGTTCTTGGTCTTCGTCTCGTCCATCGCGAGGACACGCTTGTAGATCGTCGGCTTGAACAGCTCATCGATCTTTCCGCGGATCAAGATGCTGCGGTCCTTGACGAGCGGAAGAACGAACTGCCATTCCGGGAACACGATCTTCTTTCCGATGTTCCGATCGCTGTGGTCGTTATCCTTCTTCCGCACCCAGCGAGTGTATCCGTCGAGCATCGCCTTCGCCAGCTCACGGTCCTTCGGAGTGACAGGCACCTCCGTGATTCCTTTGATGGCTGTGCGCATCGCCTTGTCCATCATCTCTGGTGTGCGCTTAGCTCGCTCGAGCTTGTAGAACTCTTCCTTCGTCGCATGCACGACGATTCCGTTCACGCGCGGCATCGACACCTTCTTAGATCGAAGGCCAACGCGCTTCTCCCAGTTCCATTGCAGCCGGCACCGTAGGAACTGGCCAACCTCTGACGCCGAGATAATCATCGGCTGCTCCGGCGTCGGCTCAAACGGCACCTTCATCCGCGGTGCTCCTTGCAGTGGGCCATCCAACTCTGTGCGATGGATGGACGACTGGAAGAACAAGCCCTCGCCCTTCGGCTTACTCATGCTGCTGCCTCCATGTCTTCGAGATCCATCTCAATGGCCTCCGCCACCGAGAAGATCTTGGCGAAGTCTTCGTGCTTGTCAGTCCGCGTCTCGAGCATCCGCTCTTCGTACGAGTCATCGACGATGATGTGGTAGCTGGTCGCGGGAACGATCTTACCTGTTCCTTCTTCCGGACGACGCACACGCCCTTCGGTCTGCTCGACGTCGCGCTGGTTCCACGGGTGGTCGAGGTAGATGATCGTGCCGTACTTCCCGAAGTTCAGCGCGGTCCCACCGACCTTGATCATGATGATGACCGCGTCGTACTCACCGCCGAGGAACCGCCACTTGATGCGGTTGATCTTCTTGCTGCCCATCCCGCCGACGATGATGCCGACCTTCAGCTTCTTCTTCTCGAGGAACTTCCGCAGCCGCATCGCAGTCTCTCGCCACATCGTGAAGATGACTGGTGGTCGGCCTTCGAGGTCCTTGATCAGATCATACACGATCGGGTACTTGACGCTCGCGTGCTTCGCTCCGAGCAATCCTGGATCAACGAGATACTGGCGCATCCGTGTGACGCGAGCAAGCACCGATGGAATCGAGAGGATCTTCTTCTCGCCACGGTGTGCCTCCAGTTCTGCGAAGAACTTCTTTTGGATGCGCTTGTACTCTGCTCGTGCTTTCACCGGCAGATACGCCGTGCAGCGTACCCGTGTGATCGGCGGGAGATTCTTCCAGACGTCCTTCCACAGCCGGCGGATAGTGAATGGCGCGATCTCCCAGTTGAGTAGGTTCGGACGTCGTGGTGTCCGCAGATCGAGCCCGCCAAACACGCCCTCCTCAATGTCCACGTGCATGTTGGCCCAACGCCAGAACGATGGATAGAGGTCTGGGTACAGGAACTTCAGCACGCTGAACAACTCACTGACGCCGTTCGCATAGGGATGTGCTCCGATGGCTATGCGATACTTCGCCCGTATCTTGTGCAGCGTCTCAGACCGCTGTGCTTTCCGGTTCTGCATTCGGTCGAGCTCGTCGACGATCGTGATGTCCCACGGCTGCTTGAGCCAACCAAGCCGCGCGTGGACCAACGATTCCCAATGGCCGATGCACCAGCCGCGCTTCACGGAAAGTATCTGCTCCATCTGCTGCTTCACTGTTCCATCAATGATCGTGACGGGCAGCTTGCTCGTTGACCATCGCCCGATCTCAGCAGCCCACTGATCCTTCGCCGCGTTCGGGACGATGAGCATGTTCCGCTGCGCGCCGACGTGCTCCGTGTACCTGATGGCTGGAAGCGTCTTACCGACGCCGGCTTCTGAAGCGATGAGCCATGCTCGCAGTTCTTCCTGTCGATACATGTACAGCAGATCCGCGCGTTGATGCGCGAAGTATTGCTCGGCGCGTGGATCCTCGATCGTGCTGAGAAGTCCGTCCTCGTTCTTCTTCATCGCCTTGACCCAACCGCGGTGGTCCTCTGCAAGCTCGAGCGCTCTCGCAGCACCCTTCGATAGATCAAGACCCTTCGCTCGCGCTAGCTTGAGGATGGACATCAGTGGCGGAGCCCATCCAGTACCTCTGCGTTTCTGGAGCTGAGCGAACTCGGGTCCAAGGATCTTGGACATCATCCGCTTGTCCTCGCGCTCCCACGTGATGCCATCCTCTCGCAGGCGGAGCATCGATCAACCCCGGTTCAGCGCGATCTTCTTCTTGATCACGACCTTGCTGACGCGGACGAGCTTGTAGACCGCGACGGTCGTCTCGTCCTTGTAGATCGTGCTGAGGTCTTCAGCGTGCCCGAGGAACCAGGACTTGGCCTTCTCGCCCTCGGCGCCCTTGTCCTTCTCACGCGTCACGACGAGCCGATCGGGAAACGAGCCGTCGCCCTTCGCTGCGATGCGCTTTGCCTTGAGCTCCGCGGCGAGACGCGCCTTCTTTCCCTTGAGCTTCGTCTTGTTCTTCTTCTTGTCCTTCACTGCCATGTGTCTACCCTCGAGATGAAGTTGAGGAACCACTTGAACCAACGGACAACACGCTCGCGTCGCGTCTCTCTGATGGGAGGCAGGCTCGCGAGTACTTCAGCCATCCGCTCTGGCGACGTGCCATAGCGCAATGGGTACAGCGCAATCTTCTCCAGCCGTCGCATCGCCTCGACGCCGTGCACAGAACATTTATCGTTAACGACCGAGAGCACCGGCTCTTCTAGCGGCTCATGAAGCGGCCCGCCATTGAATCTGCATGAACACTTCGTCGGCGTCTGACTCAACTTCAGACCGAGTGGCCATTGCTCCATCGATCGTGGAATATTCGTATTGAAGTCCATCGTCTCTCCTGTAGTAGGGTAGGCTACTTCTTCCGCGGCTTCCGCTTCTTCTTGTATCCCTCGACGCGCGCCTTCACGATGTGCTCAGCACGTTCACCACGCCAGAACGGCGCGTCCTTGTTGAACAGGCCGTTCCGACGTTTCGGGTGAATGCGCTTCTTCACGAGCGTCTCCGCTGTGATTGCTTCCATGCTTCTGCCGCCTCGCGGTACCTGGCCTGCATCGACTGGAGGTTGTAGTTGGCGGACACTTCTTCGATCGTCAGCGGGATCGCCTGCACTCCCATGATCTGATAGAAGGTGCGCTTCCTCGTCAGCACCAGGTCATCCGCGATCTTGAACCCGCGGAGCGGCTTCGCGGTGTCGGCTGTCACCACGTTCGGAAACGGCGTCTCGATTTGACGGACCGCGTTGTAGTGGATCTGTGATAGCCAACGAATCAGAGCCACACGCGGTGACATCTGTATTGGGCTTGACATTGCCAGCATCCTCTCCCCTTGAAGAAATGAGTCCAACGAGCCCTAGGATAGACCGCTTAAAACGGCCGTGGAGGCTCCCAGATCGACCTATAAGGCCCGAATAGCCTATCCTAGAACTATTGGACAGGCTTAGGCAGTGGCCGGCCGACGGAGCTTGATCCAGCCGCTCGCCCGGTAGTGGCGCAATTCGGTCCGCGCGCGTCCGTCGCCGAAGGCGTTGAACTCGACGACCGTCATGCCCTTCTTCAGCTTGCTCCACAACTTCGCGCGGTTGGAGCCCTCGCGGAACGGGTTCTCCTTGATGAGCCGCTTGATCACGTAGTCGTTGAACTTCCGCGTGACGAGGTCGCTCTTCTCGGAGAACTTGTCCTTGCTCGCCGCCTTCTCCTTGCCCTTCACCTTCTTCGCCTTCTTCGTGGTCTTCTCGGCCTTCTCGACCTTCGCGGTCTTCGCGCTCTTCGCGCTCTTCTTGACCTTGCTCTTCTTGCTCTTTGCCGTCGCCATGTCCAGCTCCGTGTGGAGTATGAGTGTGAACAGCCGTACGATGCGATCCTCAACATCTTCGTTCTTGATCGGCTTTCCGCCGAAGAGCCTCGTCACCTCCCTGAGTTCGCGCGGATGCTTCGCGCCATGATTCGCCAACCACGGAGCAATCCAATTGGATGGATCCTTCGTGCGTGAGCGTGCCACCTTCAACCGCAATCGATCCCAGCCCGTCAGCGCTTCCTCGTTGCTGGTCTTCACCAGGAACGTTGGACCCTTCGACGGCGCCAGTTGATCAGTCCTGCCCGACACCCAGCCAAGCGCGAGCGTCTTGACGTTCCCGTACTGCACGAGAACCTCGTCTGCTCGATGCGTGATGGGCGACATGTAGTCGCGATACAACGTCGTCTGGTCCATCAGCCGCACGATCGATCCCGCGTCCGCGACGACGACCTTGCCGGCCGCATCATCAGGCACGATGGTCATCGGCTGGAGCAGCGCGACGTACGGTTTCTTTGGCGACGTCGGAATCGCCATCGCCTCCCGCACGTGCTTGTCCAGCTTCTTCTTGTCATGACTGATGGTCAACGTCACTTCCTTCGCGCGCTTGCCCTTACGGTGAGCACGTCCTTCCTTCTGAGCGACACTCGGATCGTCCTGCTTCTCTTGCTCGGCTTTCCACCAAGCCAGGAAAGTGAAGCCCTCACCACTCGCCTCGTACCTATGGCGGATCTTGAGTCGCCGCGCTTTGGGGAGTGCGAGGAACGCGGCTTTCGCAGTTTTGCGATCAAGCGCCGGATCATCTTCTTTAAGGAAGGACCCGAAGCCTTTCGCGAGACGGCGGTCACGCGCTTTCTCTTTGGCTTTCTCTTCTTTGGTACGTCGCATTGGGGTCTCCACGGTAGTATCTGTTTGCGGAACCAGCTGAGCGTGAGCCACGGATGTCCTTGTGCTTCCCATTCGGAGTGCAGCGCCAACTCTACATCGATCATCCGTGGATCGTCTAGAGTGGTGGTGGTCAACTCCTTCCTGATCAACCGCGTCGCGAACTTGCGCCACGCTTCATCAAAGGTCGGCGGAACTTCCGGCCAAGCGATACGTGTGACACCAGCACGCACTCGCTTGTTCCTCGCCATCGATGCTCGTAATGGTTCGGACAACTCACCCACTTCAAGCACCAGCAAATCTGTGTAGACAGTGAAGATGCGCCTCGCTTCAAACTGCGCTTGTCGCTTGGCCGTGCTGGCAAGTGGACCAAGGTACAAGTATCCAGGCTCGCGACTCCACTCCGATCTTCCGAGTGCGACGTACTTCGTCTTCTTGTTGAACATCAATGCTCGCGTCGTCACGCGCCTCGGCTTCTTCTTCACCTGCTTTTTCTTTGCCGGTGCGCGCGCGATCGTCTTTGACTTCCGCTGATGGAACTGCGGAGGTCGTGTACGCCATGACTGATCGTACTCCTTCAGTCGCCGCGATGCTTCGTCCAGGTCACGCAGTAGGACGAAGGACTTCTTATCGATGTTGAGCTTCCTCCGAATCTTCGAGAAGAAGCGCGCCATCGTCTGGTGCTTGCGGAGACTCCGCTTGCGGCGGAATCCTGTGAGCAGCCACTCACCCTCGTCCGCGTCTGATGGCACCCACTGATACACGACCCAGACCTTCGCCAACTCTGGATCGCGTTCTGGATTCGCGTATCGCCGCAACTCTTGCTCGTGTACTTCCTGCTTGAACCGCTGCTGCCGTCGCCGCTCACGTTCTTTCTCAGTGAGCAGCATGCAGCACCTCGTCGCTCTGCTCAAACATCGAGCGCACTCCTATAGTAGGGTAGGCTAGGGTTTCTCGACGAGCGCTCGCTTCTTCGCGCGTGCATTGGCCTTCACCTTCTTCCGCTTCTTGTGCACGACCTCTTCCTGCTTCTCCTTCTTGGCCATCCGAGCGTACGTAGACTTCTCAAAGCGCTGGAGTCTGATGAACGGCATCCCGACGTACCGACGCTTCTTCGGGTACTCGATGATCAGGTCCGCGGATCCTTCCTTCTCGGCCAGCACGTAGCGGCGGTTCTTCGGACTGATGAAGACGCTGATGCACGCCTTCTTCGCGTGGAAGTCCTCGCTCGTCCACGGCCTCTTCCCTGGAGGCACGTTGGCGCGATCCAGCGTCGCTCTGACGGATCGCATCTCACTGCGAAGAACATTCCGCATCCGCGCCGACTCCTCCTTGTCGATGCGTCGCTTGAGCTCGTCCACCATATTGGTGTGTGCCTCCAACGCGAACTTGCTCGGAACCCAATGAATACTCTTGCTCTGAACGACCGGCGCCTTCGCGTCACGCTTTGCCCGCGCTGCACTCTTGTCTTCCTTCGTTGGCTTCGTCGCCAATGCTGGCGCGGTCTTCTTGCAGCGTGGACATCGATGGAGCTGAGGTGCGATGTAGCATCGGCACTTCTTGCATCGCCGTGGGAACATTAGCCCGGCACCTCGCGGCGCTTGAGCGCTTCACAATCATTTCGGTGCTTGTGACGACGACTGCACGTCGTACACGCACCATTGGCTAATCTCTCTGATGGACGAATCCGCAGGTCTGGCTCGTCTCCTAGCGTGTACTGCTTCCGCTCTTCCATCGATATACCCACATCGCGCATCACCACGTCAAGCTTGGACTTGATGGCGTAGTAGACGTCGCGATCCATGATGACGATGTTCTCCGCTTCAGAATCACGGATGGTGAGTTGCAGCATCAACCACAGCTGAATGAGGTTGAAGTTCATCGCGCACCCTTCTTACCGTAACTTCCGTGACAGCCGCATCCCGACTCCACACACGGCCCAGTGCCAACGACGTGGCGGTGTTTGCACTTGCCGGTCGGACACGGACGCGTCTGGCCCTTCTTCCAATCCGTTGGCGGATGCTGATGACGCTTGGGCTTCTTCATTGGCGATGGACTCCTATAGTAGGGTAGGTAGAGCGGAGGCCGACAGAGTTATCGACCTCCACCAGTGCGGCGGCTACTTCGCTTCAGGCTTCTTCTTCGTCTCCGCGTCGCGGAGCTTCTTCTGCTCGTCGACGTACTTGCCGAAGAGCTCCAGCGTTTTGTCGACGAAGTTCATCGACTCACCGTTCTTGATGGTCAGCTTGCGCAGCTTGCGCATCTGCTTCCGTGCCTTCTTCACGAGCGCCAGCGACTTCTTGCTCACGATGCCCTTGGACTGACGGATGGCTTTCTTGGACGGCGTCTTCATGATCGTGTTCTCCCAAATGAATGAGCACTGACTGGAGCGTGCGTCAGTGTTGATGATCCCGCATCGAGACGCTCCCGGGATGTGCCGCTACTTCTTGTCGCCGAGATACCCGAAGTTGATGGGCATCGTCTCCTGCTCGCCGTGCGGGATGGTGCGGCGGATGCCGACGCCAGTAGGCACGGTCGTGTGCTCGCCGTGGAGCTTTCGGAGTTCGCGGATACGCTGCTCTTCCGCCTCTACCTTCTCCTGTTCTTCCTTGGCCTTGCGCTCTGCCTCGACCGCGCGGAGACGATCAGCGATCGCCTTCACGTCCTCCAGCGGAACCCATGGAGCGTGGATGCGGATGACAGCAGCACGCGTAGTGCTGAGGTACATCATGTCGCCCATACCCAGCAGGCTCTCCGCGCCCTTCTGCTGGAGGATCACCTTGCTGTCCACCGCGCTCGTCACGCGGAAGGACATTCGCGCCGGGAAGTTCACCTTCACACGGCCAGAGAGAACGTCGACCGACGGACGGTGTGTCGCGCAGATCATATGAATGCCCGACGCTCTCGCCATGCCGGCGACTTCAGCGAGCAGCGACGTGAACGACTTCTTGTCCTGGATCATCAGGTCGCTCAGCTCATCGATCACACAGACGATGCGCGGTAGCCTCTCGGCCTTATCGACGAGCGCGTTGTACTCACCGATGTCGCGCACCTTCTTCAGGCCAAGCAGCGACATCCTCAAGCGCATCACGAGGATAAGCGCTTCGAGCATCTCCTTCGCACGATGCACCGTCTGAACCATCGGCGCCTTCATATGCGGGATGTCCGCGTAGTGCGAGAGCTCCACGCCCTTCGGGTCGATCATATAGAACTCAAGCTCATCGGGCGGGCACACCGTCAGCAGCGACGAGATGATCGCGTTGAGCGACACCGACTTGCCAGAGCCCGTTGATCCGGCGATCAAGAGGTGCGGCATCGTCGTGAGGTCATCAACGACCGGGATACCGAAAGGATCGATGCCAAGATTGAGCGGGAGAATCATCCCCGCCTTCTTGGCCTTGCGCACCGCACTGAGAGACGCCCGGAACGCGACGCTCTGTCGCTCGCTCTCTGGATTGGAGATCTCAATGCCCATCGTATCACGCCCAGGAAGCCTCTGGACGAGCACCGTGTCAGCGCTGAGTGCCAATGCAAGGTCCTCGTGTAGCGAGACCAGACGCTTGACCCTCGTCGTCTTCGCCGGCTTGAATTCGTAGAGCGTGATGATCGGGCCCTTCTTGATCGCGATCACCTTGCCAGGACACCCGAAGAACTGCGCGCGCTCCTCGATCGTCATGCGGGCATGCTCTTGCTGCTCAGAAAGTTTCTTCGACGTGATGTCCTCGCCCGTCGCAAGGTCGCGCGACATGACGTGCAGACCTTTGGTCGGCTTCTTCGTGTCGACTGGCTTCTGCTTCGGGAAGAAGCTGCCAGAGAACGGAGTCGCCGTCACACGGATCGTGCGCTTCTCTTTCTGCTTCTTCTTCTTCATTGGAGTCTCCGTGGTGTAACCTCTCCCGCTGCACGACGTGCAGGTCTTGATCTTCACTGCTCCGGCTTTGCCGTACATCTTCTTGCCCATGCCGCCGCAGTTGCTACACGCAATTCGTTTGGCCATCGTCTTCAAGCTCCTATAGTAGGGTAGGGGACTTCTTGAGAATCGCAAGACAGCGTTTGCACGTCACCCTCTTTTCATCGGTCGTCGCTATTCCGAGACCGCGCTCCTGCTCTTCAGTCACGCCATGGCGACACAACGGTAGGCCGCTCTCAGGGTACAAGCGGCTCAATCGGTGGATGACGTGCGCCATCAAACGTCCCAACGCC